TGCATGTCGGTTTCGGTGATCTGGAGCAGTGCCGCCATAGCGGGCGGGATGTTGGGGCTTTTCGTGTAGGCGACTGGCCCGCTGATGGCCTGGTTGCCGTTCTGGTCGGTGACCGGGTTGATGAGCAAGTACGGGTAGTCTTTCAGGTTGTCCTCGGCCCACATCATCTGATGGCCAGCGACCTGCTCGGGCACCAGTATCGGTTTTTCGACCGATGACAAGGCGCTGATCTCGCCGAGCTTTGAGAGTTGCATGTTCTTGAGGCGCTGGGCGTCCTTGGCCAGGCGCACGTGACCCATGCAGCGCTCGATGTTGTCCACGAACCAGCGCTTGCCGAATACCGGGACAATCGGGATGCACTTGCCGGCGATGTACCCGGCGTCATCAAGCACCTTGCCGCCTGACATGACGTACTTGCGGACCTTCTTGCGCTTGACGCGCTTCTGGCGAATCTCCAGGCTGCCGACCGCCAGCAGGGTTTCCTCAAGCGTGTCATCGTTGGCGAAATCCGCTTGGCTGTAGCGCTCCTCCTCGCCGGTAATTGTCTGGAAAATGCGGATGGTCTCGCTCTTTTCCTCGACCTTGTAGTACTCGGCGACGTAGACAACGTCAGGCGTGCACCAGTCGAATTCGTACTGGTGGATGATCTTGGGCCAGTCGGTCGGATCGTCGCCCCAGGTGTCTTTGTACGCTTGGCGCGTCATGCTCGTGACGACGAAGCAGTACTTGGCGTCTGACTTATCCTGGCGCTTGGCGCCGAGGTCGAAGAACACCGAGCTATCGGCGTCGAAGATTGGCTCGATCTTGATGCGTTGCCGATCATCCTCGGGGTCTTCCTCGTCCTCGTAGGCAGTACGCAGCCGCCAGGCTCCGAACCCGCCGCCGACTGCCTCCTCGAATGCGTTGTCGTAGGCCTCGTTGGCCACCGAATCGTTCTCATCGGCACGGTACAGGCCGTCGCAAACGTCGGCCAGCTTGTCGTTCTCCTCGCCGTCCTTGCTGACGAAATCCACCGTAATGCGGTTGTTCCGGTACTCGTTGATGATGCGGATCACGGACAGGTGGATCTTGTTCACCTCGAACTTGGGCTTGTTCTCGAACTGATCCCAGAGCGGGCCTTCCCACTGGCTGCCGGAAAGTGAGTAGAAGCGCCGATCCTGCAGGCACTGCAGGCGCTCGTCGCGCATCGCGCTCTGAATGTCGTTGAACTGCGCCAGCGCCTCGGTGTGCAGGTTGGCAATGCGTTGATCGTTGGACATTCTGGCCATGTTGTTCAGTTCCTTACTACCATTTGCTGACGGTCGCCATCGGGATGACGGTCTGCGGTTTTACTGTATTTGCACGCCGCACCGCTTCGCAAGCATACCTAAGCGCGTCAATAACGTGGTTCTTCTTGTCCTCAAGCACGGGCAGAATCTTGCCTGTCAATGGGTCAGTCTTATAGCTGTAAAGCGTCAACTCGTCAATCGTGTGCGTACACCGAGGATGCACGACGATGGTGTAATTCTTCAAAAACTCGATGCCTTCCTCGACCGACCGCGGCCCTTTGACCGCCGTCATGATCTTAGGGAACCCGTTGCGCCGCATGTGGCTGATCGTCTCCGGCCTGGCTGAGTCGGCCACGATGGGCCACTTCTCGGCCTCTGGCACTTGCATGAACAACTCAGGCGTATTGACGATCTCGCAGCCCACCATGTAGGCTTCAAAGTCGATGTACAGTGTTCGCCCAATTATATGGCAGCGCACCAGCGTGGTCGGGTCTACAGAAAATCCCCAGTCAGCGCCAAGCCGGTGGATCGCGTCAGGCGGTGCGTCGAAGTCTTCGATGCGCCAGTTCCTGAACACCCGAGACTGGCTGTTCTGGAGGTACTCGCCGCGCCAGACGTGCTGATATTTGTCCGGGTCGCGCCGCTTGTCGTACTCCATCTCGTCCTTGAGGACGGTCGGAAACCATGGATTGTCGGCATAGTTCACCCGGATGACGGTCGCGTCTTTCGGCGGCGTCGGGCCACGCAGCAGCAGGTCCACCGGATCGCTGGCCTGGCGGGGGTTCCAAGTGAACCAGAGCTCGGACCCCGGCTTGCGGATCGTTGGCCGGAGCAGGTCTAGGCTGGTCTGGCTCAAGCTCTGCGCCTCCTCGACCCAAGCACGGTCGTATCCCTCCAGTGACTTGATGCTGTCGGCTGTGTGGTTCTGCATGCCCTGGAAGATGATGCGGCCGTCCGCCTTCTTGGACTTGATGACCGCATCTTGAACCTCGAAATAGGCGCCAGCATTCATCTCCTGAATCTTCATCTCCAGCAGGCGCTTAACCGATTGATTCAAGGATTTCTGAATCTCGCGCACGCAAACACTAGATTGGGACTGATTGATGATATGTTCCTCGAGCATCATCTCGGCGAACATATGCGACTTGCCAGAACCTCGGCCTCCCCAGGCTCCCTTGTAGCGGCTGGCCTCTAGGAGGGGGAGTGACCATTCGGGGGTCTTGAGCTGAAGAACCTTACCCATTCTTGATAATCACGCGCTCGATCTTGGCGAACTCCAGCGGTGCGCCATCTGCGCCGGTGAGCTCATGCTTCTGAGTCTCCGCCCAGCGCATCTGGGTTTTGCTCCACCAGATCATGGCCGTGGTATCGCCGCCAGTTGCCTTCTGAAACAGGTTCTTGCCAACCTGGGCGTTGGCCTTGGCTTTGCCTGCCACCAGCTCGGTGGCGAAGTGAGCACGCAAGGTATCAACGTGGATGCCATCGCGCACCAGTGCGCCGATCTGGTCGATGGGTAGGCCATAGCCTGACAAGGCCTCGACCTGCTTGCGCTCGGCTGCTGTGGGCTCGAAGGCTGGGCGGCCTGCGCCTGGACGAGCGCCGCCGTTGGATTTCCTAGCATCTTGCTTTTTTAGAACAGGTTTTTCAATCTTTGTCATGTGTAACCTCCGCGAAAGGTTGGTTGGTTTCTGCGTGAACTGCGGTCTTGCCTGTAAAGTCTTGCCACCGCTTGACGATGACGTCGACGAACCTTGGATCAAACTCCATGATGAAGGCTTGAGCGCCATGTTTTTCTGCTGCAATCAATGTCGAACCAGATCCACCAAAGAAGTCAGCAACTGTTTTCACAGACAAGTTGAACCGTTTCAATATCCATTCCATCAGCGCCACCGGCTTCTGGGTTGGATGAACGCGATTCGTTTTTTCTGACGCAAGCGTGAACTGCCGAACAACGCTGCGGAAATTTGCCCAGGCTAGTTCGCAGTCTGTTTGATCTGATTGACCATTGTTCTTGTCCCACACCAGCCAGCATTCGCTGTCGGGCAATACTGAGCAGTAGTAATTTGCTCCCCACCAGATCTGCTTTGCATCTGGCCACATGCCGTAGATCAATCGGAAAGCATCCTTGGCAACGTCTGGCGTGTCGTCTCCAAGAATGTCTTGCTTATAGTTCTTTTTCAAAACTGACGATTTGCCGACTGCATTCATTCCATAAGGTGGGTCGGTATGGATGCAATCAGGATTGACACCGTTCATCAGGCGCTCAACGTCATGCAGCATGGTGCTGTTTCCACACATCAAGCGATGTTGCCCAAGAATCCAAACATCGCCTAGCACCGTCACCGGCACCGCTGGCGCATCGGGTACAGCATCCTCATCTGTCAGGCCTGGCTCAAGCTCCAACGGCATCAACGCCGAAATCTCATCAGCACTAAACCCAATTAACTCTAAATCAAAATCTAATTCTTTTAATTCTGATAATTCCAAATTCAATAATTCATTTTCCCAACCCGCATTCAACGCCAGCTTATTGTCCGCCAATATATAAGCCCGCTTCTTGGCATCACTCCATCCTCTAGCCACCATCACCGGCACCTCGGCCATTTGCAGGCGCTGTGCGGCCAGTGTGCGCCCGTGGCCAGCAATGATGCCGCCATCCTCGTCCACCAGTACGGGAGTGGTCCAGCCCCACTCACGGATTGATGCCGCGATCTGAGCGACCTGCTCATCTGAGTGCGTCCTGGCGTTCCTTGCGTACGGCACCAGGCGCTCGATCTTCCAGCGCTCCACCTTGTCTGCCGGGTTCACTTTTTGTTCCATGTCTGAATCGCCCCCATCCCAAATTTTCCCACAACTGCCTAAAAATTAAGCAGACCACCCCATCTAAGGGTTTTCCCTATCCGGATACGCTTTTTCCGCACGATGTTCGGGTACAGCGGGTACACACCTAAAGGTGTGTGTACCCGGTTGTACCCCAAACACGTCTTTCGCCCGGGTACAACTGTACCCGCTTGTACCCGCTTGTACCCTGTACCCGGTCAAAATCCGATCCCCAGCTCATAAATTCCGGGCTCCTCCTCGACCATCTCGCCGCGCTCAAGCAGCTCAACAACGGCCCTGGCGAACGCTTGCTTCTTGCTGTTCGTAGACTCCAACTCGGACAGTTCATCGAACGCTTGCCTCCACTCCGACCTGGCGACCAGCCTAGCATTGAGCGTCTTGAACGCCTCCCAAGCCACGTTCGCGTTGGTGCTGCGCAGCTTGCGTTTGGCGGTCTTGGTAGGCTCGCCCGCCTGCACCAGCACCGCACTGGTGACCGGCTCGCCGTCCTCATCAAACCAACCAGGGATAATCACTTTCTCAAGCGTAGCATATAAGGTAGCCGCCAACTCGGCGTCCTTGCTCTTGCGCTGGATAATCTCCATTGGCGCGTCTCCCTTGGCCGGCACGATGCTGATCTCAATGTCCAACGCACCGCGCCAAGCGCTTGAGCCTCTGGCTCGGTGCTGGGTCTCCTCAGATACGCCAGTATGGTGGACTAGTATGATGGTGCAATTAAATTCAGCCATTAACATAGCGCAGGCATCTAACATCGCCTTGGCATCCTGGGATGAATTCTCGTCGCCGGAGTTGAAGCGGTGCAGGGTATCTATCGTGATGATGGCGGGCTTGATGGGCAGCGCCCGGATGTGCTCGGAGACCTTGCGGTAGCCCTCTGGAGTATCTAGATCGCAGCCGCTCTTGCTCAAATACATATTAAGAGCCTGACCATTCCCATGATGCTCCTTCCACGCCGCTATCCGGCTGCGCAGACCATGGTGGCCCTCACCCGCCAAGTAGACGATCGCGCCTGGCGTGACCCGATTGCCGAACCAGTCCGGTTGGCCCTGTGCCATCCGCAGGCACCAGTCGAGCGTAGCGAACGTCTTCCCGCCGCCGCTCGGGCCGTGGATCATAATCAATGCGGCCTGCTGAATCCAGCCTTTGACCATCCACCGAATCGGCGCAGGCTGGCGGGAGAACTCGTCCGCCGGCATCAGCCAGTCGCTTACTGCTGGCTCAAGCAGCGCCGCCAGATCATTGCCAGCCTGAACGTAATCATTGGCGTCCCCGGCCGCGGGCGGCATCACCGACATGGCACCATACTTTGCGCTCGCCTGCTCGGCGTACCTTTGACCGACTCCACTCGCATCGTTGTCGGCCACGATAACCAAGTCCTGTTGTGCCCCGAACCGCTCCCGCAGCGCTCCGGTGACTGGGACCAAGTTGCTGGCGCTGTACGCCACTGCGCACGCCTTGCCGGTGGCTTGGTGAATGGTGGCAGCAGTCGCAAAGCCCTCGGCGATGTAGATCGTTGATCCAGGCTCGCCGAGCATCCAGAACTTGCCCCCAGTAGCGCCGCCGGGGTGGTAGCGTTTCTCGCCATCGGCTGCGATGTACTGCACGCTGGCCAGATCACCTTCGGAGCCGTACAGCGGGACCATCAGCCGCCCGTCGCCGGTGATCCTTGCGCCGTTGGGTGCGATTCCCTTGCGTGCTAGATACGGATGATCGGCACTCGCTGCGCCGCCTGCTGTCCAGATCGCATCGACCGTACTGGCAGCCACCGCCTGGCTGCGCTCCTGCTCGGCCTCTCGTGCCGCCTTGGCCTCGGCCATTCGCCGGGTGTGCGCCATTTCTTCCGCGATGGTAAGTTTCCTTCCCATCTCAGCCTGCCAGGCCTGCTCGATGCCTGCTCGCCAGCACCCGAACCGCCCTGCCGGTACGCCGTCGCCGAAGGCCACGTACCAACCCGGCTTGCTGTGGCCTGGCGTGCCTTTGGTCCCGCTGTTGAACCTGTGCAGCTTGCCGTCTAGGTAGATCGCCTCTGGCGGCTCCAGGCCGGCTTCTACCATTGCCTCCCTTAGCTGCTCGTCTGGTGGCTCTACCCTCTTGGGCTCGGGGAGAGCGTAGACGCCGCCGAAGATGCTAGTCAGGTCTGCCATAAATTCTCAATCTCCACAGAAGCAAGCGATAGCTTCTTCATCGGTGACGAAATCAATCTGAGCGCCGTCGTTGTGCAGCATGGCGGCATAGCTTGCTCGATCTGAGCGAAAGACGGCGCCGCTTGGCTTGGACGCCAACGCCAACGCCTCCATCTTGGCCCACCAGATGGCGCGCTCCGGCCTCTCGTGGATTAGGCTTGCCACCTGCGAAGCAGGCTTTAAGAAGCATAGATCGCAATTGCCCGCTAGCGTCCGTCCGTTGTAGGTTGGCAAGCCGAGATTGAAGGGCTGCGCTTCCCAAAATGCCCCAACATCTTGCACCGTTACGCCAGCATCGGCAAGCGGCAAGCACATGATTTCGTTCTTGCTCTCGGCACTGTGTCCACGAGCGCGAATCTTTGAGACTCGGCGCTGCTCATCGGCCCTGATGCCAATGAACTGATCCAACTCCATGTCTTTTTGTGCCATGCCCTTTTGCTCCCAATGCACCCGCTGGAACTTGTGCATGGTTCTGATCTTCAGTTCGCTCGTACAGAACCGCGTCACGGGATTGGGCAAGTAGTTGCGCTTGCGAATGATGGCCTCAAAAGGCTCGCCGTCCCGGCTGGCTGTGGAAAAGTCCACCAGCGCATACCCCCGGGAATCGCTGCGGTACTCCACCCAAGAAATCTGAACGCCCCAGTGCTCGGCGCAGTCCTGCACAAATCGCAAAGTAGCCTCTTCTTCTTTGCCGGTGTTTGCAAAGCAAACCAGCGCCTCATCTGGTAGCCCCCCCCCATTGCTCTGCAACACCCGCCAAAGCATATAGGCGCTGGTGCGCCCGCCGCTAAAGCTAATGCAAGTAGGCCCATCAATCTTGAATGGATCACGCATGAGGAGGAGCCTTAGATAGATAGGTCGACAACCGCTGAATCGCGGTGATGCG